GACCATAATTATCCAAAGACCATAATCCAGGATCTAAAAAAGTATTTGTGGTAGTTCTAGCAGTCCCCCAAGTTCCTGCATTCCAGGTTCCTGCACCCCATCCGTATCCAGGTGTTTGAACTAAAGGTCCTACTTGAATATAAGGTAAGGGATCTAGTGTTCCGTCATTCGTGGCTCCTGTGCCTGTCTCAGCTGTAGGCATTTCAATTGTAAAAGTTGTAGTGGTTGGAACTGTTTTAACTTCAAATAAAACATCATCAAAATCAAGAGCCGTATAATTTGTTTGACCTCCAGTAAAAGAACTTGCATTTTCAAACGTAACAATATCTCCAGGGTTTAAATTATTCGCTGCTGTTGTCGTAATCGTTATTGTTTTTGAACCATTGGTGGTTGTAATATCAGCTCCTGTTTGTTGTCGGTCAGGGTCAATAGGTGTTATATCATAAAACTGACCAGAATAATAAACATACAAACATCTATTTGTACCAATTACTGCATACTTACGACCATCTAAATCTGTGAAAGTATGTACTGCTCTAGATGCACCGATTAATTCAGATGAAGTTTCTTGAACCCATCCTCCAATTTTTTCAGGCTGTCCATATCTAAAACGTACATTATCTCCATCTACCCAATTATTTTCATTTTGAGTATCTGTTAGTTGTTTGATGAATCCAGGTCTAAAAGGTATTTTTGTTAACGCCATAAATGCATTTTACAATATATTAAATCTATAGTATAGAGCCTGATATGAATGTAATGAAGGCTAGAATAGTGTGGTTTCCTAGAAAATTATCTACTATAAATTTTGATATTTTAGAAAATAAAATAGAATGGGATTTAGAACATTTAAAAAATGTTCGTAAATATATGAAAGAGGATGGTTTGTTATTTCCTGCTGTATTTAAAGATAATGAAATACACTGCGGTCATTATAGATTCAAAGTTGCTAAAGAAATGGGTTATGAAGGTATTGATGCTTATAAGGTAGATACTTTTAAAGAAGCTTTAAAATTGACTCAATTTACAGAGTTGTGCTATAAGCACTACAAAGAGTATAAGGAAAAAAATTATGTATGAATCATTAGAACAAGCAAAATTATTTCATAGCGCTAATACTTCAAATTGGTCTGGAGAGGCTTTAGCTGAATATAAACATGAAATTAAAAATCTCATAGATGAACAACAACCTAAGTCTATATTAGATTACGGTTGTGGAAAGGCTATGTTTCACAAACATTTTTTAAAAACAATATTTAAAGGAATAATGTTATTTTGTTATGATCCTGCAGTTAAAGATTTTGAAAATAAACCAGATAGAGAATTTGATTTAACTCTTTGTATTGATGTTATGGAACATATTCAAGAAGACAAAGTAGATGAGGTTTTAAAAGATTTATTTAATAAAACAAAATTTGTATTTTTAACTATCACTTGTTATGAAGCTATTCAAAATCTACCTAATGGTAAAAATGCTCATTACACAGTAAAGGAACCTAATTGGTGGGAAGAAAAATTAAAACCTTACGAAGGTAAGTATAAAGTTATTTTTCAAGAAAAAAGAGAAAGAAGTAAGATTGTTAGAAATCCCGATCCAACAGAATAATGAGTGCTGAAGTATATAAAGATATATTACCTAAAGCCGTCAATCATTTAATTATTCAAGAGCTTTTAGATTCTTGTAGATGGCGACTTGCTTTTGACAATGGCCCCGAAGATGTTCATAATTCTGTATTAAATAACAAGAGAGACAAAGATTTTGGTTTAAATATGAGAAGTTTTCACAGTAGAGAATATTTTGATGAGAATGTTAAATTAAATATTTGGGCTCAAGTTGTATTGTTTTCTGTTTTAGAAAAAAATAAAAAATTTATAAATCCAAGAGCAGTTAGATTTAATTGGAATTATTATAATAAATCTTCTACAGGTAATTTTCACACTGATTCTGAAAATAATAATAGTCATTCTATTTTATATAGCTTACATAATAGTGATGGAGGTGTTGAAATAGCAGATACTTTTTATCAAGACGTAGAGGGAGAAGCTAAATTATTTAATAGTCGTACCCAACATAAAGGTATTGGGCCTACTAAAAATTTAATGAGACTAAACTTAAATATCGTTTTTGAATACGATGCAATAATATCATGATCAAAATTAATCACTCCAGTATATATTCTACCAATGCTTCTTCGTTAATGGTAAGTTACACAAGACATGTTCAAATTAGTTGTGGTAACTATCCTGTTAAGGAAGATTTATTAAATTTTATAACTATTATTAAAAACAATCTTTTAGAGAGCGAATACTACACTACTAATGTTTTAGGTGGCAAAACGGATTGGAATTTATTTAATGAACATCCTTTATTTTTAAAATTTTTAAATTGGTTTATTAATAAACATCAACCAAGTAATGACTATTTAAGACATTTTTATGATAAAAGAGTAGTATCTAATTCATGGGGCAATGAATTAAAAAAAGGAGATTCAGTTAGAGATCATCACCATAATGATTATCATGGTATTTTATATTTAACAGAAGGTAATCCATTAATTCTTTATGAGTTAGATATAGAAATACATCCAAAACCAGGAGACTATTATTTCTTTCCTCCATTTATTCAACACTATGTACCTAAAGTTGAGGGAGATGTGCCTCCTAGATACAATTTAATTTTTAATGTAGGCAACAAACAAGACTGGGAAAAAAATAAAAGATTAAATATTCAACAAGGAATAGTCCCTACTAAATAGTATTATTCAGTAACCAAGAGGTTACTATATATTTATCTTTATCTAAAGGAGGGTTTCCTCTATGCACGTATGGAAATCCAGCTGGCCATATAGCCATTCTTCCTATTTTAGGAGTAACTCTAACTTTCTGATGTAAAAATTCTGTTTCCCCAGCTTCGACTTCATTTAAGTAAATAGTAAAAGCAAGAACTCTTTGTAATGATTCCGCATTGTATCCTCTTTCAATATGCCATACATGATAACCTTGACCTGGAGAAGTTTTTTGAATTTTTAATTCTGTAAATTTTAAATCTTTAACACTTTGGTATTCCAACATGTTTGTTTCTTTTAGATAATGCTGTAAAGCTTGTCTAAAATTAATATTTATAAAATCTAAGTCACTAGGTAAAAACTGATGAATATTATTATGATTAATACCAAAACTTGTATCATCTACATTTTGTTTTCCTATATCATGATATTGTTCTCTTCTTAAAACATTATTCATATTTGCAGCTTTATTAAACATGTCCATTACTTTGTCACAAAAAAACTTATCTAAGTACCCATCATAGATACCTATAAAATCTTTTATTTCTTGTTTTCTCGTTATTATTTCTTTTTTTACTTTTGATCCTGCAACTGATTTTATTTTTGTTCTCATAATTAAAAATAGTTAAAGTTTAATATATATCTAATATCTGTATTGTTAGGCACTACAGACCTATGTAACACATCACTATCAAAAAGCAATAACTGGTTTTCTTTGGATTGTATAATAATTTCTTTATCATCTATTTTTAATTGGGTACCACCATCTGAATCTGTAAAATTTAATATCCCTGTATTACACAAAAAATCAAAATCATTATGATAATTACCTGTTTTTTCAAAAAAGAATTCATTAACAAACATATTAAATCTTGCTTCAATAATAGCCTTAGCTTCCAATTTTAAAAGAATAGGATTCATAAAATTATAGTATAGTTCATGATTAAGGATAAAATACTCGCAAAAAAGACTGTGAGTAAAATAACCTTTATCTGTTGGAGTATTAGGCCCAGTAGATCCAAGTCTTCTTCTCCAAGGAAAATCTAAATGTGTTATAGTTTCTTTCATTCTTTTGTAAAGATGTTCATCTAAAAAATTTTCCATAACTTTATACTTCATCTTTTATCTCCTTTAAAATGACTATAAGGCCCATTTTGATCGACATAATGAAAAAATACTTGTGGGTTTTCTACCCCTTCAAAAGGTTTTCTTCCATGTAAGACTTCACAACCTAAATACATTACCGCATCACCAATGTTTAAATCAAACCAGTTATTATCAAAATGAATTGGCCATCTGGTTCCACAATTATTAATACAAGCACTTATACTAATTTCACAAGATTCTCTATCTTTATGATCTTTTAAAGGAGACCCATTAATATAATATCTCCAATAAGCATAAGTTTCGAATAATTTAAGACCTGATATTTCTTCTGCTTTTTGTTTTTTAAGATGTAAAAAAGTATCCATTAAAGGATCTTTATAATACGAAGGTGTAAAAATAGATTGATCACACCACTCTAAATCTTTATATACTCTTTTTTTACAATATGTTTGTAATATGTTTAATTCTTCTTCATTAAAGAATTTAGGTATTAGTATAAATTTTTTATCTCTTATGCTAGCCATGACACAATACTATATCTATTACCTTCTAAAATTGGATTTATTTTATGGGGATATAAAAAATTACTAGGAAAAAATACAGCGCTACCTTTTTTTAAATTAAGTTTTAGAATTTCGTTTTTCTTTTGAGTGTCAAAAAAAGAAAGTTCTCCGCCTTTGTAATTATCATTTAAATTTACAATACAAGTCAAAGAACGTGTAGAAAGTAAAAAATCATCTACATGAATTTCGTATTTACCTCCAACATCATATTTTAATAAATCTACTTGAATTAATTTTTCTAATTTTAAAGCTTTAAATTTTACCAAATAATTAGGCAACATTTTAAATATTTCATTGTGAATTAATTGTAAAAAAACAAAATCAGTTATGTTGTTTCGATTAAAAATAGTTTCATCATTAGATATTTGTAATCCTTTGACATTTCTAATATCTAAATTAGAACCTGCCGCAATACCTAAATTTTTTAAATTAGTTTTATCTAAATAATTAACTATTCTATCAGCTAAATTTTTATTAAATAAACCATCTATCTGAATGATGGCGTCTCTAAGATCCATTTCATTAATTGAGTTTAATGTTTAAGCAGAAGTATAACTCGTTGGTCTTGGCCCTAATCTAGCTATTTTTTCTTCTGGTGTTTCTTCTCTAAATCCATCTGTCTCTGTTGCAGCTGGATCTTCTACCGTTTGATTATCATTATCCCAAAGATTTTGAATATCAATTAAATGTTGAGTATCAAATCTATTAATAAACTCGGTTCTAAAATTACCTAATACAGATTCATCGTAAGATCCGTTTGGAGAAGTGTCAGTATATTCAACTTGATCATTATCAACATTATCATCAGTAAATTGAATTACAGAAATATTATTAAATTTACTTTGTGACCAAAAAGCGTCATCTTCTATTTTTGCAACACCAGGATTTTCAGGTGTAAAATCTTCTGATTTTTTAATTATATTTTTGTCTGGTACTATTACTGTCCAAAGTCCGTGTTTTGACATTTTAAATTCTCCTTATGTTTTTATAATATATATCAAAGCTGTGTAAGGTTGCAAGACCGAAGTTGCATTTCCTGTAAATGATCCAGAAGCAGGATGGGTATGGGTTCCACCACCTCCCGTACTAGGGCTATTTACTTCAAAATCGTTATTAGTACCACCATTTGTAGACCCAGCACCACCTGAGTTTGCACTGTGTTGGTGAGCTGGTAATTCTGGAGTTGTCAAAGCATGTCCTCCTAAAGCTCCAGTAACATTACCAGAAGACGCCACTGTATTTGCCCCTCCAGTTGAAGCTAAAGCTTTTCCAGGAGAAGTTCCAATACAACAGTCGTCTTGTAAGTCAGGTAAATTAAAAGTAGTTGAACCATTACCAGATCCATAGGTGGTTCCAACCACTGCAAATAATGCTGAATATGTTGTTCTTGAAACAGCAGAACCATCACATTCTAAAAACCCTGAAGGTATACTAGCATCCCCCCAAGGAACAATAATACCAGTATTCACACCTTGAATACCTGTTAAGTTGGCTCCTGAGTAATCATATCTAGTTGCTTCGTAGTTTGCCATTTTTTCTCCTAAGTCTTAATAATATATTTTACTGTTAAATAAGGTTGTAATACTGAGTTTGCATCATTAGTTACTGCAATATTTCCAGCTGGGTGATTATGTGCTCCACCACCTCCTGTATTTGCAAAAGTAGGATTATTAGAAGGAGCGTTTTGAACACTCCCTGTTTTTTGAGCTGCTAAACCAGTTCTACCCCATGTGTTGTGTGCCCTAAGTTGAGGAGCAGCGTGGTTATGACTTGCAATTTCTGGTGTTGTTAAAGTATGATTTCCTACCGTTGGAGTTAAGGATCCAGATCCTGCAACTGTATTTGCTCCTCCAGTTGAAGCTAAAGTTTTAGTTGGAGATCGTCCTACCGCTACATTATCCTGTAAATCAGGGACATTAAAAGTTGTAGATCCATTGCCTGATCCGTAAGTCGTTCCAATTACTGCAAACAAAGCTGAATAAGTTGTTCTAGATACTGCAGCTCCATCACAATCTAAAAAACCAGATGGAACCGATGTATCTGACCATGGAACAATTAAACCAGTATTTACACCTTCAATACCTGTTAGGTTTGCTCCGTCAAAATCATATCTAGTTGCTTCATAATTAGCCATATTATTTCCTTACGTTTTTATAACATACATTACAGTTATGTATGGTTGTAAAACTGAAGTAGCGTTTCCTGTGTAGTTTGCACTTCCAGGGTGAGCATGTGCTCCTGCTCCACCTGTGTTGTTAATTTGAAAAGGGTTTGTAGGCCCTTGTGCTGAAGATTGTCCCATTCCCATTGAGTTACTAGGCCCAGAGGAAAGGTTACCAAAAGCTTGTTGACCCATACCGTCTCCATGAAAGTGAGATGGTAATTCAGGTGTTGTTAAAGTATGGTTTCCAACACTTAAATTTGCATTTCCAGAAGAAGTTACTGTGTTCGCTCCTCCAGTTGAAGCTAAAGCTTTAGTTGGTGATTTACCAACTACAACATCGTCTTGTAAATCAGGAAGATCGAAAGTAGTTGATCCATTTCCTGCACCGTAAGTAGTACCTATTACAGCAAATAAAGCAGCGTATGTTGATCTTGAAACTGCTTGACCATTACATTCTAAAAATCCAGATGGAGCTGTAGTATCGGACCAAGGTATAATTAAACCTGTGTTAACTCCTTGAACATCTTGTAGGTTACCACCATCGAAATCATACCTAGTAGCTTCGTAATTAGCCATGGTTTATTTCTCCTTATATGTCCAACCTGTAGTCGCGTCTCCTGAATATACTAATGTAAAACCAGCACCTTCAGTATTAACTACTAAGTCTGCTGCTGATCCTGCAATATTAGAACTATTTCTACCAACTGTGAAAGCATTTGTGTCGAATGTATATTTTGCATCTATGAAACTAACTTCTTCTCCTGCAGAAGGTGAAGCTGGAAGTGTTATTGTTAATGTTCCACCTGAAGTGTCTGCTAAAATTTGTGCTCCTGGTTGAACTGTTTCAGCTGAAGAGATTGCTCTCCATTTTTTAAATTCTAAATCTTTAACAATATCAGTTCCATCTGCGTGACAAATGTAAGCATGGCCTTCACATAATTGAAAACCTGTTTGACCTGTGACTTTAAAAGTCAAAGTGTTGTTAGCATGATTTGTTCCATCAATGATATTAAAAAACTTTTCTATACCTGTTGGAAAATTTACTGTTCTAGCTGCTGCAAGTGTACCAGTAAATTTTAAAGTCATATTTCTTGCATTTGAAATAGCTGCATCGGTCATTGCTAATGTGACGTCTGCTGAGGCTACATCTATTTCTTGATAACCTGCAATTGCTTGTTGTACTAAATTTAAATTTGTATTTGTTTTATCGCCCCATGTACCAGAGTTTTCCCCTGTTACCATTAGTTCGATTTTTAAGTCTGTAGAATAACTTGATGCCATAATTTAATTCCTTATATTAACCTATTATACATTTACTAAGCTGCCAAATCAACATCAGTCCATGTATTGCTTACTCCTGGGTCTATTTCAGACCATGCTGTAATATTAATGCTTCCAACAGAACTAGTCAAGGTAGTACCTGTAGCATCTACATTAGCATTACCAATTGTTCCTTCATTTCCTAAAGAAATAGTTAAGTCATTTCCTGTTACAGAATATGAGGTATTTTGATCAACTTGTCCTATAAAAGAAGTAATATTAATTCCTGAAACATCTACATCAGCATTAGCTTGTATTGTTTCTTCGCCTATAGAAATTGTTAGTTCTTGTCCTGTAACTGATACCGCAACATCAGTAAATGCCGTTTCTTCCCCGATATTATTTTCTAAAACTAAAGACTCTTCATTAACAGCATTAATCATGTCAGTAGATCCATCAGCTCCATCAAAATGAAGAAGAGCTATTGTATCTGAATCAACTGAAAATTCGCTTGTAGGTTCTGTAAAACTAGAGCCTGTGTATCTTGCAATATCTGAAACTCTAAATTCATCTATGTAACCATTAAAATCACCAAAACCATTTTTACCAATAGTAAATAGACCATTATCCTGTTTATTACCTGTAGTAGCTGTATCTTCTAAAGTTCCGTTTTTATATATTCTGTGAGTGTTTCCTTGTCTTTCATAAGACAACATAGTCCATTCATTTGCATTAACAGTAACTGCAGTAGTAATAATTGTTGATGGATTTACACTCCAATAAACTGCATTGCCTAATAAATAGGATTGCATCGTTGTGCTTGTTCCTGATTGCCAAATACCTTTGTAACCTGTAACGTTGTTAGGTCTAATCCAAACATCAACTGTAAAGTCTGTTGAGCTTAAATCTAAATTCGTTGTGCTGTCTACAGAATCATCAGTTCCGTCTAATTCTAAAGAGGATACCCCAAATTTAGCTTGATCAGTAGAAAGTGCAGCATTTCCTTCCGCTGAGAATTTAGGCCCTGAAAAATTGGTAAGTTGTACATTTGCTATACCTGTAATACTTACATCTCCAACGGAAGTATTCATTGTATGTTCAGTGACAACTACTGAAACATTACCATCTGCAGTTACTGAAAAAGTTCCGAGTGTTGATTGAAGTAAAAAGCTCGGTAACTGACCAGCACCTGTAGTTGTTTCAACTTCAACGCTTGGTATATTAAATGTACTAGGACTTAGTGTTGCAAAAGGAGCTTCTCCAAAAGCAGTTAATGTATCTTGCGTAGAAGTTTTGTTTGTAATAGATAATTCAATTCCTGTAACAGGTACACCTACGTTTATATCTTCTTCACCAATAAATGTCGTTAATTCAGAACCGGTTACAGATAAGGATACAGATGAACCTCCGACAACACCCTCATTAATAATTGTTGCTTGAATACCTGTAACAGTTACATTAGCATTTCCAGTATTAGATACTTCACCTATTAATCCTGTAAGGACAATACCTAATGGATATGCAATTACATCTGAAGCTTCTGCACCAAAAGGTGCCTCTGAATATGCAGTAACTCCTAGGGCCATAAATTAGGCTCCTTTTTTAAGTTCTTCTATTTCTTTTTTAAGTTCTTTTACAGATTCAATTAATAAAGCAACAATTCTATCATACTTTACAGCTTTTATACCGTCTTCTCTTGTTGCAACCACTTGAGGTAAAACTTTTTCTATTTCTTGTGCAATAACACCTACGTCATTTTTTCTCACGAAATATTGATCTTCACCACCGTGTTGTTTAATATAGTCCTCTGTCCAATCAAAAGTTACACCATTAATTTGGTTGATTTTTTCTAAAGGGTTTTCTATGTTTTTAATATTTTCTTTTAAAGATTTATCAGAAGAATAAAAAGCAGTTACATCGTTTGTTGCTCTTATCTCTCCAGTTGTTCCTGAAGCTGCAGTTCCAACTCCAAAACTATCAAATCGAACATCATTACCTGTACCTAATCCTAAAGAATCTCTTGCAGTTGATCCAGATTCAGCTACAAAATTTGAACCA